CCGTATCTCTAATGACTTACTGTACATACGAAACAGACTAGACGCAGAATAACGATAAGATAAATAACTGGGGCTTATAGATAATGACTTATCTTGATATTGTAAACAACATACTAAAGAGACTACGGGAGCGTACAGTTGCATCAGTGGAGGAGAGTATTTATTCCCGCCTTATTGGGGTGCTTGTTAATGACGCTAAATCTACCATCGAGGAATCATGGCAGTGGTCAGCTTTGCGTACAACCCTCACAGCAACAACGGAGGCTGATGTATTTAACTATGTACTAACAGGCACAAACAATAACTTCACTACTCTTGATGTACTTAATGATACGGATGACTTCTTCCTACAGTATGCTACAGCGCATGATATGAATGGTAAGTTCTTAACTGGTACGCCCAGTACAGGAACACCCACAGAGTACAGCTTCAATGGTGTAGATGCAGCTGGGGATACACAGGTTGACTTGTATCCAATCCCAGATGGGGTGTACACCGTACGGTTTAACGTAGTAATGCGTAACCCTGAACTATCTGGTGATGCTGATGTGCTGCTCATCCCTACACAGCCAGTACTCCTGTTAGCTTATGCATTGGCCGTAGAGGAGCGTGGTGAAGATGGGGGTATCAACCCAGCTAGTGCTTACAACCGCGCTCAGGTGGCTCTCAGTGATGCTGTATCGCATGATGCACAGAAGCACCTAGAAGAAACTATCTGGTACTCGGTATAGACTATGGCAAAGCAACTCTTAACATCCTCATTAGTAGCTCCAGCATTCTTGGGTTTGAACACTCAGGAGTCCTCAGTAGCCAATGACCCCAGCTTTGCGTTGGAGGCTAACAACTGTGTAATAGATCAGTACGGTAGGTTGGGTTCTCGTAAAGGTTGGTTCTACCGTACCATTGGTAGTACGGGTGTTAACCTAAAAGGTATCCACCCCTTCATTGCTGTTGATGGTACTAACACTGTACTGTCCTACTCCAATACATTGTTCTACAAAGGGACAGCAACCTTAACAACCCTTACCCCCACCACTACAGACACTATAACCGTAGGTAATTGGGATACTGTTACTCTTAATGATAGATCATACTTCTTCCAAAGGGGTTACAAGCCCCTGTACTACACTAATGAAACTACGCCAGATGAGTTCAAGAGTATAGATCAACACGCAAGCTACACAGGCACTGCCCCAGCAGCTAACATCTGTATGTCAGCGTATGGTAGACTGTGGGCTGCTGATACAACTACTAACAAAACTACAGTGTACTTCTCAGACCTGTTGGATGGGGCTAAGTGGGGTACTGGTTCAGCCGGTTCCTTGAACATTGCTGGTGTCCTGCCAAAAGGCTCAGATGTTATCACAGGTCTTGCAGCACATAATGGTTACCTAATCATATTTTGTAAAGAGAACATTATTATATTTCAAGATAATGATTCCTTTGGTGGAAACTTCGACGTATCTACCATGCAGTTGGTTGAGGTCATTGATGGCGTTGGTTGCACTGCTAGGGACTCAATACAGAACATAGGTACTGACGTATTGTTCCTATCCTCTACGGGGCTTAGAAGCCTAGGTAGGACTATAGATCAGAAGTCTTTACCCTTGGATGACTTGACTAAGAATGTAAGGGACACCTTTGTTAACATAGCCAAGAGAGAGAGTGACCAAGGTGCAATCAAGGCTTGCTACTTTCCCGATGAAGCTATCTATGTAATCACATTCCCTGAAGCAGCCCTATCGTACATCTTTGATACAAGGACTAAGCTGGAGAATGCAGCCTTGCGGGTTACTACTTGGTCAGCACAGAACCATGCAGCTATGGTGCATGATAAGACTACTGATGTTATGTACTTTGCTCAAGCAGATGGCATAGCGGAGTACGGGCTGTATACAGATAATGGAACACACTATGTGATGAGGTACTTCACTAATCACTTTGATATGGGTTCCCCAAACATAAGTAAGATTATTAAGAGGGCTGCTGTTACTGCTATTGGTTCTTCAGCGCAACAGTTCACCTTAAAGATAGGTTATGAATACACAACTAGTTACTTTAGTTTCCCCTTTAACTTATCAGGTCAGGTTATATCTGAGTACGGTATAGATGAGTACGGGGCTAACGCAGCTGTATTAGCAGAGTACAACTCAGGTATTGCCTTGGACAGAATTGATAGTTCAGTTGCAGGGGCAGGTTCTATAGTACAGCTTGGTATTGAAACAACTATTGATGGCGCACAGCTTAGTGTGCAGAAACTAGATATTTACGCTAAACAAGGTAAGGTGCTTTAATATGTCAAACTATTCCAAGACCACTGACTTCGCATCTAAGGATGCCTTGACTACGGGTAACGCAAACAAGATCGTTAAAGGTACGGAGATTGATGATGAGTTTGATGCCATACAAGTAGCGGTAGCTACAAAGGCTAACCTCAACAGCCCTGTGCTCACAGGTACTCCATTAGCCCCTACAGCTGCTGCGGATACTAACACCACTCAGATCGCAACCACAGCCTTTGTGGAGGCGGCTAAGACTGCTGTAGAGGTTGCGTATGCAGCTGCTGATGCTGCTAATGAAGCTGCCCGTGACTTAGTTAATATGATTGCTGGGGATGGTATTACGGGTGGGGGTACTATCGATGCAAGCCGTACCTTAACACTAGGTACTCCATCAACTGTAGGTGCTGCAACAACAAACTCTGTTACCGCAGATAGCCACACTCATGCTATCGATTCAACGTACCTAGATGGTGAGTTTACAGGGGCGGGGGTACAGGACGTAACAGGTACAGAGGGTTACCAAGTATTTCCCGGTGGCCTAACACTACAATGGGGTACTGTATCCCTAGCTGCTAACGCGACAAGTACAGAGACTTTACCAAAAGCATACAGCACAAGTCACATAGCTGCTTGGGCTGTTATGTACCCTGCAAACATAGACTACGGCGCACCAGCAAGTACAACAACCACTAGCCTTACACAAGTTCTAGTGGCTAATGCAGATGGTGGAGCAAGAACTGTACGTTGGTTCTCTATTGGAGTATAGCTTGAAAGAACCCGTTATTACTACCCCAGACTTTGTACTATTCTTAGACAGATACGAGGATGACTTGTACATACACTGTGATGTGATAGGGGGCTGGAATAGGTTAGTCAAAAAGAAGCTAAGGATTGCCTTAGATGTATTATTAAATATGTACAAACAGCCCATCTATGCTGTACACGATCAAGGTGACAATACACATAGTAAGTTCTTAACAATGTTTGGTTTCAAATACTACAAGAGTCGTACAGGTTTAGATGGGCTTGAACGAGATATATATATAAATAATTCAGGAGTTACAGATAATGGGTAGTGCAGTTAAGAGTGTATTCGGGGGTAGTGAAGCTAAACCCGCACAAGCCCTGAAGGGGGCACAGTTTCAGCCATTCAGCTATACGAGCCTATATGGTTCAGCTAAGGGTGAAAAGGATGGTGAGAGCTTTAACTTCTCTCAGGAGATTGACCCACAGCTTAGAGAACTGTATGGACAAAGCCTAGATCAAGCAAGCCCAGCACTTAGCCAGTACTTTAATAAGTTACAAGGTGCTGATCAAACCCCCTTTAGCTATGACCAATCAATGGAACAAGCTACTAATGATTACTTTGCACAGCAACAACAAGCACTCAACCCAGTCTTTGCACAACAAAGACAACAACTCCAATCAGACTTATTCGGGTCGGGTCGTATGGGCCTTATGCTGGCTGGCGATGCTGCTGGTGCTGGGGGTGGTGGAATGGTTAACCCCGATGCCTTTGGTTTAGCTCAGGGTCAAGCACAAGCATTACAACAAGCATACGCTGGGTCTAGACAGGCTGCACTTGGTGAACAAGCACAAGGTTTTGGGCAAGCTGCTAGTACTTATGGCCTTAACCAACAAGCGTTCCAACAACAACTTGCCAACCTACAAGCTGGCTTTGGTACTGCACTAGGTACTGCTCAAGAAGTTGCTGGTATGGAGAGTGGGTTGATGAACCAAGCTGCTACCTTAGAGAACATGGTTAGACAGGCACAGGCTGCTTCAGCTAACGCGGGTGCAAACCTAGCTAGTGCTGGTACTAAGTCTAGTGGTGGCATACTAGGTAGTGTGTTATCTTCCGGTGCTAGTTCTATGCTTGGCAGTATGGGTGGTATGTTTGGAGGGGGAGGAGGCGCTGCTGGTGGAGGAGGTGGTGGTGGCAGTATGGACACTGGCGATTATATAAAAGCGGGCGTTCAGATAGCTGGGATGATGAGCGATACTAGGCTCAAGGAAAACATCTCAAAGATAGGCCAAGAGAATGGGCATAACCTATACACTTGGGATTGGAATGAGTTAGCTGTATCTCTTGGTATCTCCGATCAACCTACTAATGGTGTAATGGCACAAGAGGTTATGGTTAACTACCCAGATGCTGTGTCTATTAACCCAGAGAATGGCTACTACATGGTCAACTACAACTTATTGGGAGTGGAAAGATAATGGCTGGTTTAGTTGATAACATATTCGGTATTACTCAACGGCAGTATGAACAAGAGAAGCGGCAGGGCCTTCAGGACTTGGCTGCTAGGCTTTCAAGTGGTAATAGTAATGTAAAGCCTGAGACAGCCATGCTGGGCACAACCATTGGTGACTACCTAGGTACTAAACTAGGTGTTGCGCTTGGAGGTACTGACCCAAGGCAAGAGGTTATGGAAAACAAGGCCAAGATGGAGGCTTTGAATAAGAGCCTTGAGAACCTAGCCCCTGATGATTCCCGTAGGTTCTATATGCTTGCTGATGCTTACCAATCCGCTGGTGACTCCACTACTGCATCTAAGTACATCCTACAAGGTCAACAAATGGATGCCCTTAAAGAAGCCAGAGGTGAAGCTAACAGGGTTAGGGAAGAGAGTGCAGCTAATGAGTTAGCTGACCGTATGGACGTACAGGATAAGTACACATCAGCTGCTGACTACTCTAAGAACCCAACTGAAGAGAACAAGGCTAGGGCTTTGGAAATGGGTAATTCCCCATCCCAGCTGGCTAATCTACGAGAGGCTAGTGGCGCACCTATGACTAAACCAGAGCGCGATAGGGAAATAGCTAAGATAGCTCAGGACTTTATGCACAAGAACTTCCTAGATGCCCCAGATGCGTACGCTAAAGCGGTATCTTTATACGACATCATCTATCCAGTAGATGGTGCAACCCCTAAAACTCCTGTTGATACAGGTGAAACCACTAAAACTCCGGATGGGGAGCTATCTAAAGATGCCTTTTTGGGCAAAGGTACGGAGGGTGCCAAGCCTTCTGTTGCTGATGATATGGAACCTAGTAGTGTTGACAAGATAATGAAATACCTCGGGGATAGCTACAAGAAAATAAACTTTACAGACCATAGGGATATGTATAAAACCCAACCCGTTGCACCCTTACCAAGCTCTGGTATGTTTATGTTGCAAAACCCAAACCAACGATAGGGCTAAATAGATGGCTAATGAGTACGGGGAAATAATCCAAAATGACAAGGGCGAGTATGCGCGTAGGGTTGGAGAGGATAGCTATAAGCGCATAAACGTAGAAGTAAACCCACAGGGGCTATACTTTGAGAAACTTGATAATGGTAACTATAGAGAATTGGATTTACCAAAGGTACAGGCTACAGATACAGCTGAAGGGCCAACTGGTATGCAGATGGCACAGGGCGTTACAGCGGAGATAGCTATCTCTACCGCCGCTCAGTTGGCGGGTGCTGGTACTGGCCCACTATACCCTTTCATCGCCTTTGGTGGGGGTGTAGCAGGTAGCCTTACTGCTCAAGAGATAGAGGGAAGGGAGAACTACTCTATAGGTCGTGCCATTATGGGTGGCATTATCAACCTAATCCCCGGAGCTAAGGCTGTTCAGGGGGCTAAGGCGGCTGCTAAGGCTGCGGGTATGCCCTTAACTACAGCTCAAGCAATGAAGATAGGTGCTTTGGCTGAAGGTAAGCGTGGTGCTATGTTTGGTGCTGCTGAAGCTACGGCTATTGCTGTCATCGATGAACAAAGAGCGCCCACCCCGGGAGAGTTAGCTCTGTTTGCGGGTGGTGGTGCTATATTCGGTAGTGTTATTGGGAGTATGACACAGGGTATTGGGCCAGCTTATCGTAAGGTTGTAGGTAAGACTGTTCAAGAGATAGATGAGATGGCAGTCTCAGGCAAACTAACGGTTGATGATATTGCATCATTGAGTTCTGGTGGCCCTGTAACTGAGCCAGCTAAGGTTGATGCTCGTAAGCTAATCTACAATATGCAGGAGAGTGATGTAAATAATAAGATTGTAGATTCCCTAACTGGTGAGGATGCTGCTGTGTTCGCTGGGGATAGGCTGACACGCTGGACTAAGAGTAAGATTGCATTCAAGCCCTCTAAGACTATAGGTAAGGAAGCTGCTGATGTAGTGTTCTATGGTAAGAAGAACCTAGAATCAGTTGAGAACCTAACTACCCGCATAGCCCGTAATGTAGATAATGCCATTGCTAAAGACCCATCCATAGAGGTGGACATTGGTGACTTCATCGATACTAATAAGATGTCTAAGAGATTGGCAGGTACAGCTGTTGCTGCTGATCTTAAAATCTATGCAAAGGAGATGCGTAACTTCCAGAAGGAATTACTTACACAATTAGACCTCCAAACCTTCAAGGGTTTAAACAAAGAGAAGCAATCTGCTTTGATAGAGAAGGTTGTGGACAGTATGCGGGCTGATACCCCACAGTACTTTAGCAGGGAGTACCAACTCTTTACTAACCCTAAGTATGTGGTTAATGCTGCCAAGAGATCTGCTGCTCATAAAGAGATAGCGGGTAAGTTGATAGATAAGAACCCTAATATGTCTCCTGTGACAGCAAACAGATTAGCAAATAAACACATAGATGACTTAATATCTAACTCAGCATCCTCTAGGGATTCACATACTAGATTCAGAGGTGGCTCTGTAGACTCCATGCTTCGCGCTAGAACCAATCCTGGAAAGGCAGAGGCTGACTTCCTAGGTGAGATAGTAAAGCCCTCAGAACGTATGAGAGGGACTCTGGATGGCCTTGCTAAGACAGTCTACCGTAACCAGACTGATCTGCTAGTTGCTAAGTCATTACAGAAGGCTGGTTTAGCTGGCCCTTTACAAGCTGCTGGTGGTACTAAACTAGAGTTAGCTGGTAACTTAGACACAGGCTTATTCGTACCCAACGAAGTACAGTACGCCATAGGTCAATCATACCTAGCTAAGAATTCAGGGCCAGATAACTTCCTCCTTAGAGGTGCAGCTGATGCCTTGTCTACCACTGTAAGTTTGTCTAAGGCTGTTAAGGTTTTGTTCAACCCACCCTCCTATGCTACTAACGCATGGGGTGCTGCCACTACTATGACTGCTATGGGTATGAACCCTTTTGGCAAGGGTGTACACAAGGGTATGAAGTTAGCTCTGGCTGAGTTCGGCAATGTTGAGGACTTAGTAAGTGGTGCTTCAGAGAAGAGTAGAACCCAGTTTATGGGTGCTATTCGGGATATGACTAAGTACGGCCTAGGTGCAGCTAACGTAGACGTTGGTGACATAAGGGCAGGGCTTGATAGGGGTATATTCTCAGAGAGTTTAGACAAGGTACTAACACCTTTCTCTAAGGCGTACATGGTTACTGATACAGCTGCCCGCTATGGGGTGTGGACACACAACCAAGAAGTCTTGAGTAAGATGTTCCCAACATTGAAAGGGGATAGGCTCAAGTACGCTGCTGCTAGGTTGACTAATGATACCTTCCAGAACTATGAGAAGCTAAGTCCCTTACTTAAAACAGCATCTAAGCATGGTATCCTACCGCAGTTCGTAGCCTTTACTGGTGAGTTCATACGTAACATATACCACCAAGTTAGATACGCAAAGCACATGACTTTCTCACCAGAGAAGTTTGGGGCTACATTAAACATTACTGATGCAGCCAATATATCAGCTATACGTACTGAGGGTATTAAGAGATTGGTAGCCCTTACTGCTGTGACTGCTGGTACTGAGGCAACAAGGAGAGCTTGGAACGATAACAATGGGGTTGGGTCAGAAGAGGAACAAGCACTTAGAGATACAGTAGTACCTGAGTACGATAAGAACAAATCATTACTGTTCAACAAAGACCCTGAAACTGGTAAGTTGTCCTACATGAATATGTCCTATGTAGTGCCACATACTATGATGGCTGAGGCATTCAATGCAGCTATGAGCGATACCCCTTTAGAGAGCCTTAGCCAACAGCTGGCTGACCAGTTCATCGGGGAAGGTTCCTTCGTAACTAGGTCTGCCCTGCAAGCTGTAGATAACAGAGATGAGACGGGTAAGAAAATATCTAACCAGACTGACTTCGGTGGTAACTTAGCCGAGAGGCTCTCTTACTTCGCTTCTGAGGCGTTTGCTCCCGGTGCTAGTAGAGAGCTTACTAAAGTCCTAGACAGCCTTAAACCAGACCCTAAGTACACCACAGAGGAGATAGCAGTAAGACAGGCTGGTGGTAGGTTCAACAAGGTTGACGTAGAGCTATCCGCTATGTTCAAGGTTAAGGACAATGTGTCCAGCCTTAGACAAGGTGCAGCTGACTACAAAAACCTAGTTAAGTACCGCAACCCCACACCTAGTCAAAAGCAGGAACAGTATGTTGCATCTGAAAACATACGCAAGCAGAACTTTGGTCAGATTGTTGTGCATAACAATAACATGAAGACCCTAGGTATGGATGAAGATACCCGTATAGGTATACTCAAGGATGCTGGTGTTAATACCTCAGATATACTTGATGTATTAGAGGGCAAGTACCAGCCCCTAGATACAGAGGGTGAGGAATCCACTACTGACTACTTCGATAGGGAGTTTGGTGGGCTTGCTGGTAACGACTTTGGTAAGAAGCTAAGTGAGCTTTACAAGAAGGAGCCTATCTTAGCAGGAAGGGTAAGGAGTGAGTACAAGCGGCGTATGCAGGACACAAGGGCTGGGTTATCTCAAAGGGATAAGCTGGTGGGTAACTTGGATACAGCTGAGAGGGCGCAATACATACAGGATCACCCTAGGGACATTCGTAAGTTCCTGAAGGCTGGCCTTATAAACCAGCAGATCAATATGCAGCTAAACTCACAGAATACCAGTGTGTCTGAGTTGATGAAACAAGGGGATGCTTTAAACAGCATGGAATAACAGGCAAAGAAAAGCCCCCATTGCGGGGGCCGTTCCCTGTTTCACTTCTCTTCTTGCCTCTCCTTCTCCTTAGCCTGTTCATAAAGCTCAGTGAATGGTGTCTCGTTCTTTACTTTAGGTTTAAAGATAGCATCCCAGTTGTTGCGTATCTTAACCCTGTCTTCTTTCCTACGCTTATCTCCTTTACCCATTATAACTCACACGACCCACCAGTGCAAGCCAAGGTCTGACTAGCTACGGTGGTGTCCTCCAGTTCAAACTCCGTTAGGTCTGACCACTGCACTGCCTTGGGCATCTCTACCGTCTTGTTAAGGAATGCAGCACGATCTATCTCTTGGTAAGGTGCTTGACGGTACGAGTGATCTGAGTGTGGTAGGAATGATACCCCAGACACCTCATCAAAGTTATCGTACACCCAAGCCCCTACTGCTATCCACTCGTGATCTCTAACCGTAATAGTAACTGAAGGCTTATGCTCACACCAGTGACGTTGGAACAATAACCACATCTCAAGCTGTTCAATAGCAGTCATATCATTACGGGTAATACAGCCCTTAGGTGCTTGTACAGGGAAGCTGAACACTGTAGTGGTGTCAGGCTTAGTTACATCAGGTTCATTAGGGATACCCTTAGCGATCATGAACTGAGTAAGTGGGTCTTTGTTATCACCCCGCACTGTACGAACGTAGTACTCACTGTGTCGAGCATGGATACCTGACGCTGAGTCAACTAACTGAGAGACAGTACCACTTGGTTTAACACATGTGATGGCTGTACTCTGCTCAATGCCCAGCTTATCAGCCAGCTTCTTGTTAGTCTTAACTGCAACAGCCTTCAGATGGCCGAGTAGGTTAATACTCTTTTCATTGTCCCGTAAACCTGACAACAGTTTAGAGTCCATGATCCCTGTAATGGACACACCCAGCAAACGCTCCTCTTCTGTATTACGTTGCCATATCTTACGCAGGTAGGGGAAGTTAGTGTAAGTACTTTGGATAGTACCAAGTACCGCTGCTATCTCTACCTTAGCTGCTAGGCTCTTCTCTGTATCATCAACACGGGCCACTACTTCAGTTAGGTTACAGAACTGGTAAGGGCGCAGGATGATCTCTGAGCAAGGGTTAGTACCAAAGTCATGCTTTGCATCCCTACGTCCATTCTCTGCTGCTTTCTTCTGTGAAGCTACCCGTGAGAAGATACCACGTTCACCTGACTTAGACTCAACCAAAGATGTCCACTCACGGAGGAATGTTTCAACGTCAGGCTTCTCTGTGTAACAAGTGCTGTTGTTAGCTAGGCCACGTTGTGGCTCAGTTGCCCACCACTGTCCAGACTTAGCATGACGCATACGGTCATCAGACAGGTTGCTCAATGAGATCATAGCGGATCTACGTACACCACCTACCACTACTACTTCACCAATCTTACACATCAAGTCATGGCACTGGATACTACTCAGCTTACTACCTTTAGCTGCCTTGAATGTATCACAGGTAAACACAAACAATTCTTCAAGGGGAGCAGGGCCAGAGGCTCTACCACCAAAGGTCTTTAACTTAGCACCAGCTGAACGTACCCGTGACACGTCCCACTTAGGGATTTCACCAGCGTACAGTAAGGAGATAAGCTGACGTAGAGACTTAGCCCAACCTTCCTTACTGTCCTTAACCACAATGGTGGTGTCACTCTCAAACATCTGGTCAGGGATGTCAGGTAGCTTACCAACGTACTGACGCTCTACTGAGAACCCTACACCTGTACCACATAGCAGGATGAACATAGCCTCATCAAAAGACTTAGGGTCATCACAAGGTAAGTATGAGCAGTTGTAAGCGCAAGTGTTGTCACGATCCATAGCAACACCAGCTGTCATCAATGCACGCATACTAGGCACTACGTCCAGGTTTAGGATAGCCTCCCGTATAGACTTCTGCATAGCACTTGGTACTTTATCTTTAACTACGTTAACCATGTAACGGTCAACAGTCTCAGACCAACTCTCTCTGCGTGACTCCTCCGGTATCCAACGTGCGTAGCGGGACAATGCAATGTACTCTTGGTATTCCGTCATGTTACTCATTGTTGTCTTCCTCTTTAATAAATACACCGTACATCATTGTGCCTTTACGGTCTTTGATTTCTTCGTAGGAGTGCTTCAAACATTCCTCTAAACTCAACCCATTTCTTTCTGCTATGTTAATAAGTATAACAAGTATATCGCCAACATCATCTATTACCGGCTTGCCTTTGCATATGCTATCACTAAGCTCACCCACCTCTTGCATTAACTTCAAGCACTGGTCTTTGTCTGTGCTACCGTGTACTAAGTTACGGGCCTTGTGCCACTGCTTTACTTGAAACTCAACGTACATTATGTTTCCTCTCTTAATTGTTTGCAAGTATCTGTAGCTTCCATGAACTTATCAAAGTAGTTATCTGAATCCTTACAGAACATATTGTTAACGTACATCCAGTAACTAGCAAGCATATCATCTACTGCATCCCTTCTTGCTACCTTAGCCCTTGCCTCTACCTGACAGGGTAGTAAGTACACATTATCTTTAAGGTGATTAATCTTCATTAC